GTTTTGTGCCATGTTTACTCCTTATAAAGCTATTGCCATAGCTATTGCAAATCCAGGACTTGCAGCATCTATGTTTGTTAATTGACTTCCATCTACAGCAGGTAGTTGAGCTGAACCATTTAGTTGTACCACATTATTTGCTGAAGTTCCAACATTTAATGTAGCAGCAGTTCCTAATCCAGTAATTTTAGAATTATCAATAGCATTTACTTCTAAATTAATTGTACCTGAAGATGTAATTGGTGAGCCAGTTACTGTAAATTCTGAAGAACCACTATCTGCTACCCCTACTGAAGTTACTGTTCCAACATTAGCTGGAGTGATTTGAGAAAAGGTAATATTACTTACACCAATTGTTGCATCTGAATCGGTAGTACATAGAAATATTTTATTATCATTTGATGTACCTTGATTAACTACAACCATTTGACCAGATAGTTCAGCAATAGTATCAAATTGTGGATCTCTACTAGCTGTACCTGAAGCTACAACAATATATAATCCATTTGTAGTTGCATCTGTTTGATCTTTAACTAAAACTCTATCACCAGTAACTAATGTTACACCATCAAGTGTATCACCATTTTGTAAGTCTGCTGTTAAATCTATATTTGCAGTAGTAGCTGCCTCTGCAATAATTCTAGTTCTTAGTCCTGCAACAGCTTGATCTACATAATTTTTAGTAGCAGCTTCAGATGAAACAGAAGGATCACCAAGACCAGTAATTGAACCACCACTAACAGAAACATTATTTGCATCTTGAGTTGCAATAGTTCCTAAACCTAAATTGGTTCTAGCTGTACTAGCTGAAGTTAAATCTGATAAATTACTTGCTTTAACAAGTTTAGCATCTAATTGAGTTTGTATTCCTGATGTTACACCATTTAGATAACCAAATTCTACATTTGCAACTGTACCATTATAAATTTTAGTAGCTTCAATAGCTGCACTAGCATTAATATCTGCATTAATAATAGTGCCATCTAAAATTTTTGCTGAAGTAATATTTGAATCTGCAATCTTAGCAGTTGTTACTTGGCTATCTCCAATGTGAGCTGTGTCTATACTGCCATCAACATACTGATCTGAGTCCACAGAATTAGCAGCCATTTTAGCATTAGTGATTTGAGAATCAGCTATGTGTACTGTATCTATAGATCCATCTACATATTGGTCTGAATCAACTGAGTTAGCTGCCATCTTGGCATTTGTAATTTGTGAGTCTGCAATATGTTGAGTATCAATACTGCCATCTACATAATGCTCAGAATCTATACTGTCATCTGCAATCTTATCTCCATTAACTGCATCTGCTGCAATCTTTGCGGTAGTAACTGATCCATCTGCTAATTGAGTTGTACCAATAACACCTCCTGGAATAGAAGTATTAGTTTTTGAAAGAGCTGCTACAAATACATTGGTAATAGCTTCATTAGATAAATTTCCACTATCCCATGTTACATTGACTGTTGTGTTTGTAGAAAAAGATGATGAACTAATTGTTCCATAAATAGTTCCTGGAGTTGGAGCTATAACTTTAATTCTTCTGTCTGCATGATAAAAAGATGTTACATCAACACCAGCTATAGTAAAAGATGTTGCACTTGCATAAGCTGCTGTGTAAGCACCTGAACCATCACCATATTCTACCCATTGTGAATCGTTATACCAGTCTCTAGTATTTTTCATCAATGCTCTAATTGCATTGTTTAGATTAGAAGGTAGCATCCCTTCGGCAGTAGAAATACCATTAAGTGATGTATTGTTTGCTTGTGTTGTTGAATAATCTTTTATTCCTGCCATATTAATCTCCTATAAACCAAGCGTATGCTTTATTGTTCTCTTGGTTCTTTTCATTTACTAATGTGTTAATAGCTTCTTCAATTTGTCTTTGGAAGAACTCTTGAGTTTCAAAACTGTATCTAACATTATCTATATCACTTTTATCTGTCATCGCAACCCTCCTCTTGAGGCAACTAAATCAATTCCTTGAGCATCTTTCCAAACCCCACCACTAGGTATTTTTACATTAATTTTAACATATCTACCAGATTGTCTTACTGGATTAATACCTGATGTATTCATGCTTGATACACTTGATATAGTTGGACTATCAGCAAGTTTGTCTTTTGTAGAAATTGTTACTGTAGCTTCCGCATCAACAATTGGTCTTACCCCTGTTATATTTGATCTTAGTCCAGGAAACAACTCTATTTCTGAAGTTTCTATTTCACCTTCATTTGCAGTACCTGAAAAAATAGCAGCTTTATAATTGCTATCAATACCACCTAATAATAATTGTCCACCATTCCAAAAGTCAGTATCTAATGCAATATTAATATTATCTAAGTTTTCTGAAATAATATCCATTAATTCTACAGTATAAGCACCAACGAATTGTGAAAATATTGTACTAGCATTAGCCTCAGCAGTTGACCATTTTTGAGTTGCATAATTATAAATTAAAACTTTATCACAGATACCAGTTGTATTAGCTGTATCTGATGCACTTGGATATAACCATAAAGCTAATTGATTAAATGGATCAACAGCAGCACATATTCTATCACTAAATGCTTTGTTTAAATCTGTATCAAAAAATCTATTTACTTTTTCTGCACCAATTGAGATAACTTGATCTCCATTAATTTCAAAAAAACCATCATCTGCATAAAAGAATACTCTACGATTATCTTGGCAAACTGTTCTTCCATAAACAGCTCCTCTATTTGGTGATATAACTGATAGTCTAAATACTGTTGCACCACCCACATAGTCCATACGAACTATTTGGTTTTGTCTAAAAATATATGAAATCTCTCCAGAAGTTATATGAGTTATTTGTCCACCTGATCCTGGTAGGTCTTGCAAGTCTGATTGTTTAGTACCATTTGCCCAAGTAGAAATATCATTAATTCCTGACCATTGTATTCTATTAGAATTATTTGTGTGATTACCAGTTACTAAAAAATCTCTAATAACTCCTGATACTTTAAAAGTTGGAACTGTACCTGATGTTGCAATTGAAGATAAATCTGCAAAGTTAGTTGATGTACCCATTAAATAGTATTGAGGTGCATCTACACCATTACTTGCAATTACATAATTTCCAAATTGAGTAAATGTCCAAAAGTCTGTATTGCCACCTGTTAAACTTCCTTTTCTTGAAGTAAATGTTCCACCATCTAATTGATATAAGTCTGTATTGGTTGCAACAAAATTAAATACAGTATTAGAGTTATCTCTAAAAGAACCAGCTCCTCTACTATCTGTAGAAATATTATTTGTTGAATAATTAACTAATGAAGGAAATCGTTTATAAGATTGTCTTGCAAAATACACATTGTTAGCAACATTCGCACCAGGATTATTATGTTCTGGTTGGTCAGGTAGCCATTCTCCAAAGGGTATTTGCATTATTATCCTATTGGTTGTTATTTGTTATTGCAACAAAGTTATCATTAAATGAACCTGCAACAGTTACATCACCTCTTTGTTGTAATGGTGCATTTCCATATTGATCTTCTCTATCATTTCTCTCAAGTCTTTCCATAGCAGTTGAATACATTTGTTGCCATTGTTGAACTTGTCTTGGCTCAATACCACCTAAAAAATTAGCAGCATGATATAATGATCCATATAAATATATAGCTGGATGATTAGTTAAAATATAATTAGATGTATTAGAATCTGATAAAGCATCAAATTCTTTAAAGTAATTAATAACTCCTGTGTAAGACGCTGATGGACTTGGTGCAAATCTAAAGTTATCTCCAAGTATTGTAAATGTGCTTGGCATACCAGATGTTGAGCCACCTTTTATTTGATCCATTTGTGCAGGAGTAATATATTTTAGTGCATACTTAGTACCACCTTGTAAAATATAAAAATCTCTTACTTGTAAAAATCCAGTTGGTAAAGCTACTGTTTCAGAATCAATAGTAAAAGAACTATTTGTTTCATTCATTTTTCTAATTCTTAATTTAGAATTAAAATCTTTTTCAGTAAGTACAATAAAATCTTCTGAAATCTCATTAGTTAAATCGGATCTGTTTAACCAGTTAGCAATTGATGTTTTTAAATCTGAATATGTTGCTAGTGCCATTATAATTTTCCTTCAGCAGTTCTAAAATATCTAAATTCGCTGCTATTTAATTTTTTCTTTAATATTTTTTTTTGAACTTCTGGTGGTAGTCCAAACCAATTACTATCACCATTATACTCATTTGCCCAGACACTTAAAGCAATAGTTGGAATACTGGCTACTCTTTTCAAATCTCTTGATTTAGAATAGCCATCATTCATATTTAGCAATTCTTTGTTATGCTTTAGGTGTGAATCAATATTAACTTCTTCTTTAACTGCAATTTTACCTTCCATGTCATCTTTCATGTAGGTTGTTTTTTGCAATCCATCTAAAATTATATCTTTTTTCATCTGCCTTGACCTTTATATCTTTTTTGTTTTTTTTGTCTTTTTTCATTTTTGTTCTGAGATTTTTTATGTTTGCCAGGTCTTTTTCTTGGCTTTGGTCTTGGAACAAAATGAACAAACTTTTGTCTAGCCATTAGCCAGACATTTCAGTAACTGAAACTTCAGCACTACCAATCACAGCAACTTTTTCACCAGGTGAAACTTTAAAAATTTCAGGTTGGTCAGCAGGTATAAAGATTGTTGAAGAACCAGCAGTAGATACAGCAGTTGGATTCGCACCAAATAAAATATAAACATCAGCAGTAGCTGCTATTCTTACATATTCAGTTTGAGAACCAAAAGCACTTGATTGTGAACTTGTACCTGTGCTTGTTATTCCTTGATGAGTAGTAGGTCTTAATCCATAATTAAAACTCATAGTTTTTCTCCTAATTAATTAGGGGGAAATACCGCTAGGCAAGATCCCCCATGTGTTTATTATCTTCTTATAACAAAAGTTACAACTGCTTTTGAAGTATTAGTTGATCCACCATCAGTAATCATTTCGATAGATCCACCTTCAGTTACAGTATTTGCACCAGTTGGTTCAGCTGTGTCTATTGCACCAGCAGAGCCTGAAGCTACGATAGAAATTCCACCGCCAGTAACTGCTGTTCCACCGATTTCAAAAGAAAGTGCGGCAGTACCAGTAATAGTTGCTTGATTAGCAGAAAGAATTTTTATAATTTTTCCGCCATCAGGTACAGCAACAAAAGTTGATGAAGCTGTTGATACATCTTCAATTTCAGCTGTTATAAAATAGTCGTTTAATGTTCTCATTTTTTATCCTTTTTATTTGCTTCGTTCCGACTTTAAATAAATCTTCAAAGACCAAACAAAATTGTTGATTAAATATGATGGGGGATTTCTCCCCCACCACAAATTATTTATTATGAAGTAGTTAAGTCTGTAACCATTCCACTTGCTTTTTCATTTCTTGACTCAAGAGTGTACTCAGCAACCATAAATCTCTGATCTGCGTCAGCAGTCTGAGCTGGAGTTTGCAAAGCAAAATCTCTTAAGAAAGAAACTGCCCAGTAGTCCATCTCTAATATAAGAGCATCTTGACCTACTTTAGCAGCAGTAGCATTAGCACCTCTAATGAATCTGTTTGGAGCTACTTGCATAGTTCCGAAATCTGACTCATATACATCAATAGAAGTAATTAATCTTCTATCTTCAGCAGCGTCAAATCTTGTAGATCCACCAGTAAAGCCTGATAGTTTTTGTTTGTTGAAAGCACCAACCATAATCATGTTAGGGTTTCCGCCTTCATTGTAACAACTTCTCAAAACACCTTTTAACTGATCTTCAGTAAAAGCTCTTTGAGTACCATCTACTCTAGCAGCACCATTACCTGCACCAGATCCACCAGCACCTGCATCAACATTAGTTTCGATCCAAGTTTGGACTCCACCTAATTCTCTTGCAGTTGTAGCATCTCCAGCAACAGCAGCGTTGTTAGATAAAAGAGCAGTTTCCATATCTCTTTTTAACTCTTTCGCAGCTTTAGCTACTTGGTAAGCTAACTCATTGTTTCTACCAGCAGATGTTACAGCATCATTAGTTCCTGATACTTGAACAGCTTTTGTAGAAATCTGAGTGTAGTTAGTTTCTTTAGTTGTTGGAGATTGAGTACCATAAGTAATGTTTGCTCCTTCAACTGCAGCATTGGCAGCAACATCTGCTAACGCATCTGTTTGCCATTGGTGTGATGTATTAGTTGCTTTTGTTTTAGCAACTCCAGACATAAAAGGTGTTTCAGTTGGAGATATTGAATAAATAATATCTGCCAAATCTTCTCTTATGCCAACTGTGTCGTATGTTTTATAAACAGCCATTTTTTTCTCCTATTTGGTTGTTGGTTTATAAATAACGCATCAACAAATCAGTCGCATCTTTTGGATTTCCTGATCGTTTCAACGATTTCAGTTTATCCAACCTTGATTTTCTGTCTGTATCTTCCTTAGTAGTTTTAACACCAGATTTAACAAATTTAGATGGCTTAACTTTTTTAGAAACTAAACCAGGTTTAACTGATTTTGATTTCGTATAGTTCATCGCATCCATAATCACATCAAAATATCTTGAGTCATAAATTCTAGCAACATCCTCATTAGAGAATCCTTTAGAACTTAAGTAGTTCACAATATTTTGTTTAACTGTAGTACCCTTTACAGGATCAGCAATTTCAGGATGTCTTAAATGAAGTTTTCTTTGTTCTTCTTTTAATATTTCCTGGAACTGAGCTTCTTGATGTTCT